AACGGTGTCCGCTCGTCTGTCTGTGCCCTCTGGTCGCCAGCCGGGTCGCCGTAGAACGTGAGATCGCAGTTGGCAAACATCGAGGCGACATCCCTCTGGATCATCTCACCGAAGGTCTTCGCTGCCATGTCCTGACACACAAGCTCATGGACGATTGCCCACCTTCCCCGGGGAAGGCGCATGCAAAACGCGGCGGCGGGGGTTAACCCGAAATCCATGCCGACGACGATCTGTGCGTTGTCAGGGATCGGGATCGGATCCTTGGCAACATGGACCAGCTCGTTGAACTGGTTATAGACCGGCCTGCCTTCCTCTATCGTGCCGAGGCGGTTCATCACATAGACATCGATCCATGACTTGGTCTTGCCGCGTATGATGTTCGAGTAGTATGAGTCTGTCAGGTTGTTGACGTTCTCCGCTGTCTTGTTGCGGTCATAGCCGGACACAACATTGTCGGTATCGCGTGTCTCGTTCATCCCCGGCGGCTGCACGTAGAACGACCAGTTGTCCGGGCGGGCCAGCATCAGGGCTTCCTCGCGGCCAATGTGATCCGGTATCGGTACATCCCCCGCCATGATCGGCCACCAGTGATCTTCCTCCGGGGCGTTCGTGTCAGCTATCACGCCGTACCACGAAGGGCCGCCGTCCTTGATCGACGGGTATCTGCCCACGCGCATGGTACACGCATCGATGATCCCCTTGCTGAGTTCCCGCGC